CAATCAGGTAACTGGCCAAATCACGGCGGTAACCGCAGGCTCGGTCACGATCACCGCGGCATCCAGCGTAGCGCCGGCCGTGACCAACACGATCGCGCTGACCGTTGTGCCGCTGGTGCAGGCTATCAACGTTTCGCCCACTTCGGTATCGGTTGATGAAGGTGCGACGCAGGCTCTGACGGCCTCCGTATCGCCGTCCGGGGCTGCTTCGGGCTTGGTGTACGAAAGCGCGGCGCCGGCTGTTGCCACGGTCAGCAATGTTGGCCTGCTCACTGGCGTGGCTGAAGGCACCACCACCGTCAAGATCACCAGCGCGGCGCGCCCGTCGGTGAGCGTGACCGTTCCGGTGAGCGTCACGGCGCCGTAACCCATGATCCTGACCGAAATTGGCGAGGTCGGCGTGTACGCGGGGGAACAGGTGGTGCGTCTACGCCCCTCCTTGTACGCGATGTCTCGGCTGGGAGATCCGGTCGAGATAGTCGAAACCTTCGCCACGGTCATGGGCGGGGCAGAGGATGACGCCCAGGCGCGCCGGTTGTTTCAGGCCGCTTTGGGCGTCATTTATGCATGCACGGTCGATGACGTCGACCCGTCGTCATTGTTCGGGACGTACGAGACCACTTCCGGGGCGCTTGAGTACGCGCCAGGCGTGGCTCCGGCGGAGCACGTGGTCCCGCTAGCGCGTTGCCTACTAAAGCACGGCGTTACGGGCGCATTGCCCCCGTTGCCAGGGCGTCCGGGTGACGAGGAGCCGGTGTATGTGAAGGAGTTTTTGGCCAGGGAGCACGTGGCCACTGCCATGGCCCATCTAGGCGTGTCGGAGCGGGACGCCTGGAATCTGACGATGACGGGGCTGGTCGGCGCATTGCGGGCCAAGTTCCCGCCCGCCGAAAGCAACGCACCAGGCGCAAGGGCGCCAACGAAAGAGGAACACAACGCCACGATGGCGTGGTTCGACAAGATCGAAGCAAAGCGAAAGGCAGCTAAAGGGGTTCACTGATGGCAGGCGGAATGAATGTCGGGTCGATCTACTACGAGGTAGAAGCCGACACGTCGAAGCTCGTCAATAGCTCCACCAACGTCGATTCGGCGCTGGACAAGATGAACAAGCGCTTTGGCCAAACGGATAAGGCGGCCAACCAGGCGCAGTTCCAAATGACCCAGACGGCTGCGGCCGTCAAGGGATTGGGGCGCGAGGCGTCTGTTTCGTCGTCTGCGCTCAAGGGGTTCTCTGGCGTATTGGCCGGGCTTATCTCGCTTCAAGGCGTATCCAGCCTGATCCAGATGGCCGAGGCGTACAACGAAATGGCCGAGCGGGTCCAGATGGCCACGTCGAACACCGCCGAATTCAACATGGTGCAGACGCGCCTGTTGGATACCGCGAACAAGACGTACCGCTCGCTGTCCGAAGCGCAAGAGGTTTTCGTGCGCACGTCGGCCTCGCTTAAAGCGATGGGCTACGAAACGGAATCAGCGCTTGATGTGACCGACTCGCTTTCCTACTCGTTCGTGAAAAACGCGACGAGCGTGGATCGGGCGCGCGGGGCGACCGACGCGTTCAGCAAGGTGCTCAATAAAGGCAAGGTTGAAGCCGATGCCTGGGAAACGATCCTTGCGGCCATTCCTACCGTCATTGACGATGTGGCGGCCGCATCGGGCCGTAGCGCGCAGGAAATCCGCCAGATGGGCGTCAGCGGCGAGTTGACCGCGCGCATGCTGACGGAAGGGTTGCGCAAGTCGCTGGACGAGAACAAGACCGCCGCAGATGGCATGGCCACCACTGTCAAGGACGCCTTCACGGCGCTGCGCAACAACTTGTCGGCCATCGTTGGCGAAGCGAACAAGTCCAGCGGCGCCACGCAACTGCTTTCCAAGGCCATGCTGGGGCTCGCCAATAACCTGCAAACGGTTATCACGGGGCTGACCATTCTTGGCGCCGGCGCCCTGGCGAAATTGCTGGCCAATATGACCGCGAGCACCATTGAGTCGGCCAAAGCGTCGTTGGCCGCGCGGGCCCAGGCCGCCGCCGCACTGGCCGCTGCCGTTGCCAACGAGCGCGCCGCCGCTGCCGCCGCTGGCCACGCTGCCGCGCAGGTTCGGCTAGGCGGGTCGCTCGCTGCGTCTACCGCTGCGGCCAACGCACACCGTGTGGCGCAGACCGCCCTTGCAGGTGCGCAGAGGGCGGCGACCGCCGCCGGCTCTGGCATGCTGGCGCTGCTTGGGGGCCCCGCCGGCCTCATTGGACTGGTTGCCAGCGTGGCTACCGGTGTGCTGCTGTTTGGCGACAACGCTAAGCGCGCCGCACCCAACGTAGAAGAGTTGGCCACCGCGGTGGACAATCTGACGCAAGCGCAACTTGAGCTTCGTCGCATCCAGGTCGGTGATGCGATCGAGCAGATCGAGAAAGAGGCGCGCGAATCGTCCCGGATGGTTTCGAGCCTGACCAAAGACATCATCGAGTTGAAGAAGGCGCAAGGTCAGGGCGTCAACATCAGTGATGTTGACCTAGGTAACGCCAACAAGTCGCTAGTCGAGCAAAAAGCCAATCTTGACGAAGTCAACACGCGGCTGCAAAAGCTCTACGAACTGCAGGACAAGCTGGCCGGTCAGAAGCCGCGCGAGCGCGTTGAAGGCGGCGCACCGTCCGCGCCCGCGGCCGATCCTGAAGTTGCCAAGCGGCTGCAAGGCATGCGGGACGAGATCGAGCTTGCCAAGCTGACCGGGGAGGCGCGCGCGCGCTTGCAGGCTATCCAGAAGCTGGGCGCAAACGCCACCGCGGCAGAACGCGCCGAAGCCGAGAAGCTGGCTGCCACGCTGTACCAGTTGGAGCAAGCGCAGAAGGCAGGCGGCGAAGCGACCAAGAAATCCAACGAGGCCAACAAGGAAAACGAAAAGACCATCGAGTCGCTAACTACCGCGCTGTATCAGGCAGGTCTTGCTGGCGAAGAGTTGGCCGTTGCGAAAGCCAAGGCAGCGTTGAATGAGTTTGCCACGCCTGAACAGGTGGCACAGGTTGAGGCGCTGGCCCGCGCGATAGGAAAAATTAGCGAAGCCGAGCAGAACAAGAAGCTGCTGGGCCAGGTAGATCCAATCGCCGGCGCTCAAATTGAGTTCCAGGCCCAGATTGAGAATCTTCGGAAGCTCAACGAAGCCAAGCTTCTGGAGGATCAGCGCTATTTAGAGTTGAAAGCACAAGCCGAGACCGCCTATGACGAACGGGCGCGCCTCCTGCAAGAGGAGAACTTCCGACGGCAGTCCGGATGGAACGAGCTTCTCATGTCCAGCTTGGACCAGTTGGGAGCGAGCGCGACCGATACGCTCATTGGAATCGCCACGGGCGCTACTAACGGCGAGGATGCAGTCAAGGCACTGGCGGGCGCCATTCTGAAGCAAGGCGTCAGCGCTCTCGTTCAGATGGGTTTGCAGTATGCCAAGAACCTGATCATGGGCCAGACGGCCACCGCTGCGGCAACGGCGGCCGGCACAGCGGCGGCGGCCACACTGGCAACCGCGTGGGCGGTCCCCGCCGCTTTCGCGTCGCTCGCATCGTTCGGTGCAAACTCAGCGCCTGCCATGGCTGGTATCGGCGCCACCGTCGGTCTGGCTGAAGGCTTGGCCTTGGTCGGCGGCGGTGGCCGCCAGTACGGCGGGGGAGTGGACGCAGCGAAGATGTATCGCATCAATGAAAACGGTGCGCCAGAAGTATTCAATGCGGCCAACGGCCAGCAATTCATGCTGCCAAACCGGCGCGGCGAGGTCGTCAGCAACAAGGACGCCACGGGGGGTAGCGGCTCGATGCCGAGCGTGACGATAAATCTGATTGAGAATCGGGATCGCGCCGGCCAGGTTTCCCAAAGCCGCGATGGTGATGGCAACTTGACGGCGGACCTGTTCGTTGCCGATATACAAGGCGGGGGTGAGATGTCTCAAACTCTGGAATCCACATACGGCCTTAAGCGCCAAGGTCAGTAAACATGGAAACCCTGATTGACTATCCGGCAGAGCTTCCCGCACCCCTGTGGGCTCCGAATCAATACGCGGTCACGTCGCCCAATCAGCGGACGACAATGGACTCAGGTCGCGCGCGGCAACGTCGGAAGTTCAGCTCTGTTCCCGTGATGCGTTCGGCCACGTGGGTTATGACGAGCGCACAAGCCCGGTTATTTGAGCTCTGGTACAAGGTCACGCTAAAAGACGGCACCGAGTGGTTCAACATCTATCTTCGGCATCCCATCGGCTATGCGGTGCGGGTGTGCCGCATTTCTGGCATCTATAACGGTCCGATAGCCTGGGGGGCAGATCGCTGGCAGTTCTCTGCAACCTTGGAAGTGTGGGAACGTCCATTACTGCCCGACGAGTGGGCAATTCTGCCTAGCTTCGTGGCCAATCCTGAAATCTTTGACCTGGCGATGAACCGGGAGTGGCCGAAAGCATGAGCACCCTTGCTGAGGTCTATGCAAGCGCGCCCGCAGGCGAGTTGATCATTTCCACTTTGGATATTCGCGTTGCGGGCGAACCGCCGGTCTTGATTTGCGACGGGTTCGAAGATCAATTTCTGGGAGTGGGCGGAGAGTCTCTTCTGTTCATAGCCGGGTCACTTTCCGTCGCGCTGCCAAGCAAGAACAACACGGGCCGGCAGGCGCTTAACTTCGGTGTAGCCGGCGTGTCTGCAACTGTCGATCGGTATTTCGATTTGGCCGAAGAATCGGGCCAGTCGGTGACGGTGACGTATCGCGAGTACCTAGAGAGCGACAAAAGCCAGCCCGCTCGCAAGCCGTACGTCATGGAGTTGGTCGGCGGCACGATAGAAGGAGACGACGCGACGTTAAGCGCGGCGTTCTTTGATTTCCTCAATCGACGTTGGTCGCGCCAGGTGTACACCACGTCCAACGCTCCCGGGATCAAGTACCTGTGAGCCTGCAGAGCTATTTGGCGACACGCTATGTGCCTGGCGGACGCGGCCCTATTGATTACGATTGCTGGGGTCTTACGCGCATCGCGCGCGTCGAGTTATTTGGTGGACCGCTTCTACCAGACTGCGCCGACGCCAAGCCCGGCTTGATTCCGGTCATCACGCGAGAGGTCGCAAGAGTTGCGCAGGCCCATTCTTTGGTGCCAGCAGAGCGACCACAGCCGGGCCATGTGGCCACCGCTTGGCATGGCCGCGTATGCGTTCATGTTGGGCTCGTTATCCGAGATCAAGAAGGCGTTCTCAGGATCTTGGAAACCGACGAGCAGACTGGGCCGTGCCTTACTCGGGTTCGTCATTTCGAACAGCGATATTCAAAGGTTGTTTACTATGCGGATTG